ATTCCCTTGGACGACCGGGTGAGAACGATCATCCGGTCGAATTGTGTGATCGCCCGTAGAACGGGCGCGGAAACCTACAACCTGAGCGGTACCGACTTCCAGATGGGCGATGTGCGCTCAGGACAGGTGTTGATTCTACCGGACAAGGTTGCCGTCAATGAGGGAGACCTCGTAACGGATGGACTGCGAATACAGGCATTAGCCATTGATACCTTCATCGCGCCCAGCGCTGAGGAGACGCTCTCCGAAACGCTGGGCTTACTCATGCGTACCGCCGTCGCGGACGGGCGCATTACAGACGCGGAGTTGCTGCGCGTCGCGCCCGCGCTGGAAGGGCGGCTTTGGCAACCCGGTATCGCCGTGGTCGCCGGGGATGTGTACGCCTTCGGCGCGTTCCTCTGGAAGTGCGTACAGGCGCATACCACGCAGGGCGACTGGTCGCCCGATCTCACGCCCGCGCTCTGGCACAAGGTGGAGATTATCACGGAGGATGAAACGCTCGTGTGGGCTGCTGACATTTCCTATGTTGTAGGCGACATCGTGGCCTATCCCGACGCGACCTCCACGCGGTATGAGTGCCTTCAGGCGCACACCTCACAGACCGGTTGGAACCCACCCGCCGTACCCGCGCTATGGAAGGCGCTCACGGATGGAGAGGAGGCGGGATAATGCCCTTTCGATACAGCGCAACCAGCGGGCGTATCATCTGCCCGCGCGGAGACACCGGCGCGATCCGGTTTACCTTTGACGGCGCGATTCGCTTACTTCCCGGCGATATGCTGGTATTCGGCCTGTACAGCCCGTCCGCGAAGGAAACCATCCTCCGCAAACAGGTGGAAATCGTAGACGGCACGGCGCATCTGGTGTTCGCCAACGCCGATACGCGCGACCTGCCGGTCGGCTCGTACAGGTACAATCTGCGCATTGTCACCAACCCCGAATATGACGCGGACGGGTTTGTCATCTGCAACGCCGCGACGGATAACGTGATGTCCATATATAACGAACTCCCGAAATTTGATCTATTGGAGGCGGGTGTGCATGTCTGATGTATCTTTCGATGCGGCGACTCCGCAGGTAAATATCACCGTGACCCCGACCGGGTTGAATGGGCGTGACGGCAAGGACGGGCGAGACGGCGTGGACGGTTTGCCCGGTCGGGATGGTATTGATGGCACGCCCGGACGCGATGGCATCGACGGGAAAGACGGCGCGCCCGGCAAGGATGGCGCAGACGGTCTCGGCATCGCTTCTGTTGCGGTCGATGAACAGAACCACCTGAAGCTCACCATGACGGACGGCTCCGTACATGACGCTGGCTTGCTCGATACGGTTGACCCGGAGACGCTCACCACGATAGAAACGCTGGACAGTGTGCGCATCGCCCGCTCAAATCTTCCGTCCAACATCGGGTTTCCGCAGTATAACGGCGCGGTACTGACCTTCACCGACGACGACGGCACGCTTCGTTTTCTGAACGAGCATGTGCCCGTGTATCGCAAGCACGGCGTCACGGCAACGACCGCCGTGGTCGCCAGCCGCGCGATTACGCCGATTGGCACGACTACCTCCGGCGATCCCTACGAGGCCATGACCTTCGAGCAGCTTCGCGCGCTGGCGCGGGAAGGCTTCGACATTCAGAGCCACACATGGAGCCATTCCCGAAGCGCGTTCAATGACGCCTACAATCAAGACGCCACGGACGCGGACATCGATCTCGAATACCGGCTGGCAGACGAGGCGCTCCGAGCCAACGGCTTCGACTACAACTGCATGGTCTTTCCGTGGGGCGCGCATCAGGCGCGGCATCTGGCGCTTGCCCGGCGATATGCCCGCTTTGGCGTGAATTGCCGAGGCATGGACGGCATGAACGATTCCACGACCGACCCGATGGATCTGAATCGTCTGACTGCTTCCACAAACGGCTCCAACCTCGCGCAGCTCAAGGCCGCCGTCGATACCGCTATTCGGCGTAAGTGCTGGCTGATCATCCTCACGCACGCGGGCATGTCGCAGCCCGACGCCGTTTCGCTGGACGATCTGCTGACCTACGCGCAAGAGAAAGGCATCCGCATCGAGAACTTCCGCGAAGCCGCGAGAATCAAAGCACCCGCTTATTACGCCGGGCAGGGCGCTACGGCGTTTCGGGTCATGCCGGACGGCCAAACCAGCTTCACGCTTTCGGACGCTTCTATTGAGCGCTTCATCGCCCGCGCCTACGAGTTGGGCTGTATCTCGCCCATGGCGAACGCCATCGACTCGCTGACGGCGGTATGGACGGGCGCGGCGCTGCATGACGGCGATACGCTGGACACATCGCTCATCGCTGTGACCGCGCACCTACATGACGGCGGCACGAGAGCGATTACCGGTTTCACCGTCGAGGGCTCGCTTATGGTTTTCGAGGGCAAAAACACGCTGATCGTCCGGTATGGAACGGTGACGGGTACCTTGACCGTGACCGCCATTTCAAACGAAAGTCCCGCCACTACGCTGCTTGCGGAGCATACCACGCTGTATAGCGGCGCGTCCGAGCGCGACCGCGTATGGTTCGCGCGGCACATGGAGCCCGGCGCCTACGCGCTCCACATCACGCTGTCCGAACCCATGGCGGCGAGCACCAGCGCCAGCACCTACGCGCTCGTTCTGAAGGTGGCCGGCGTGTTTGGCGAATCTACGGGCAAAGAGCTGTTCTCCGTTAAGACGCTCGATATGCAGAACCGGACAAGCATTGACGCGACCTTCACCTTGACGGAGGCTGTGAACGGCTTCTTCCTGTTTGCGAAGCTGCTGAAGAAGAACGTCCACATCCAAATCTTTGTGGACGGCGAGGTCACGGACAGCGACTTCTTGGACATCACGCCCGTCGCCACGCTGCAAGGCTCGGCGGCAGCGCCCACCGAAGGTTGGTTCGCCGTCAATCTCGCGGCCGGAGCGCATCCCTACAAGCTGGATGTGGCGGGCGCTGCGGAATCGTCCGCATATGCTATCGAAGTCAAAACCGCCGCGTCCGAAGGCGATACGGGCGGCGAGCAACTGCTGGCGTTCACCGGCTCTCAGTGCAACGGAGGGCGCGTCGTCATGGATACGCTTACGCTCTCAGCAGCGATTCCGTATCTGTATGTTCGCTTCGCGCCGGAGACAAGGAGTACGTTCTCCGCGTCGCTGGTTATCACCTGATTATCTCTGGAATCAACCGCTTCCAAACCGGGAGCGGTTTTTTCATACCAAAAAATAGGAGGAATTCAACATGCGTGACTTTTCCATCGATCTGGTCTGGGCAAAAATCCAGATGGCCTTTGCCGCCGTCGGCGGCTGGTTGGGCTATTTTCTGGGAGGAGTGGACGGCTTGCTGATCGCGCTGCTTGTGTTTGTGGTGCTCGACTACGTCACAGGCGTGATGTGCGCGATCATCGATAAAAAGCTCTCCAGCGAGGTGGGCTTCAAGGGTCTGTTCCGGAAGGTTCTCATCTTCGCGCTGGTGGGCGTGGCGCACATTATGGATACCAACGTGGTCGGCACGGGCAGCGCGCTGCGCTCGGCTGTCATCTGTTTTTACCTTTCCAACGAAGGGGTGTCGATGCTGGAGAACGCCGCCCACCTCGGTCTGCCCATCCCTGAGAAATTCCGCAATGTGCTGGCGCAACTGCACGACCGAAGCGATAAGGACGATACCGACGATAAGGACAAGCCTGACATTGCCGACAAGCCCGATGAAACCAAACCTGAATAATGCGCAAGGGCGGCGGCGAAAAACCGTCGCCCTTCTCCTTTCGACGAGTGGAAATGGGAGGAAACATCATGTCTGAGATCAATCGGGCGCTCATTCCCTTTACAAATGAGCATTTCGCGGCTTTTGTTCAGAAGATGGTCGGCCAGCCCTACTGGTACGGCTGCGTAGTCTATAAATGCACATCGAGCTTGCTTTCCCGCAAAACGGCGCAGTATCCGTCGCATTATGGCTCTTCGCGCACCGCGCACTACAAGCAGGACATCACGGCCAAGAAGGTCGTGGCGGACTGCATCGGCGGCGCGAAGGGCTACGCCTGGACAAACGGCGGGCAGGGCGTGCTGGAAGCTATCGGCACGGACAAGCCCATCACGAGCAAGTACGGCTCCAACAACTGCCCTGACAAGGGCGCGAACTCCATGTTTTCCTACGCCAAGAGCAAGGGCATGGACTGGGGCGTGATCGGCACGCTGCCCGAACTCGTCGGCGTCGCGCTGCACAAGTCCGGACACGTTGGCTATTACGTCGGGAACGGCTACGCTGTCGAGTGGCGGGGCTTCGCCTATGGTTGTGTCAAGACCAAGGTGGCCGGTCGCGGTTGGACGAACTGGTACAAGCTGCCCTTCATCAACTACGGCGCGGTTTCTACGACCAAGCCCGATGCTGATGTGCCCACCGCCGATACCGTCCGCAATCTTTCCTACAAACCCGGTTCTATGAAGCGCGGCGAAGATGTGCGGGAGCTTCAGGTTGACCTGAACGTGCTGGGCTTCGATTGCGGCGTGGCCGACGGGATTTTCGGCAAGAAAACGGATGCCGCCGTGCGCGCGTTTCAGGCGGCTATGAAATTGGAGGTGGATGGCATTGTCGGTCCGAAAACGAGGAGCGCGCTGGAACTGGCGCTGGAATCCGTTGGCGCGCCGGGCGGCGAGCCGCAGACTCCTGCGGACAAACCCTCTAAAGGCACGGAGGATTCTGGCGAAACGCAAGCGCCCGACGAACCCGTGAACGATTCCGACGAGGACGATCCCGACGAGGACGAGGATGGCGACTACACCGAGCCGCAAGTACCCAATACGCTGGATTACGGCACACGCCTTTTGCGGTATCGCTCGGGACGCACGATGCTGACCGGCTCCGACGTGGCGGCAGTGCAGACGCGCCTTGATCAGCTTGGCTTCAATCCCGGAACGGCTGACGGCATCTACGGCCCGAAAACCGCCTCGGCGGTCAGACGGCTTCAGACGCTTGCCGGTATCGAAGTGGACGGCATTGTCGGGAACGATACCCGCAAGGCGCTGAGGGAGGGCTTGCCTTCGGCTTCGCCCGCGCCGGAAACGCAGCCTGTCACCATTCGCATCAAGATGCAGCGCGCGGAGAACATCGCGGTCTACGGTGCTGACGAGGTGAGTCTCGACATTGAGGAATATCTGCGCGGCGTCGTGCCTTCCGAGATGTACGAGTCCGCGAACCTCGAGGCGCTCAAGGCGCAAGCCATCTGCGCCCGCACCTACGCTTATTACCGCAGAAACAGCGTGCTTTCCGATACCACCAACCACCAGTCCTTCCACGCCGGGAAGATCGGGAAAAACCCGCGCTCGGACGAGGCGATTGCCGCGACGCAGGGTCAGGTGCTGACCTACGGCGGCAAGCTGGTGAACTGCTTCTACTGCGCCTCCAACAAGGGCGTGACGAAGCGCAGCGGCGATGTGTGGAGCACGCATTATCCCTATTACGTGAGCAAGCCCGACGAATGGGACGAAGCCGCCCGCGAAGAGAGCCATGTGACCTCTTTCGGTCACGGCATTGGTCTGTCCCAACACGGCGCGATGTGGGCGGCGCGGAATGGCGTGAACTGCTCTCATATTTTAGCGTTCTACTACGAAGGCAGTATCGTTTCCGGCGACTACGGCAAGTAACCCTATGGGGCTATGCGTGAATAGCGCGTAGCCCCGGTTTTCTTTTACCCTATGGGCTGTTCGATAACCCTTTGGGGTTAAGTTATCAATTTGTTATCAAGCTGAAAGCCTTATGTCGGTTGACTTTGCGCTCCACAAGAGTGATAGATACGATGCCTAATAAAGGTAGGAAAAGGGCGAAAGGAGCATGAAATAATGGGCATTGTACGAACGACTGCGTACCCTTCGAGGTACGCGGACGAAGAGTGGCGGGACGAAAACGCTGTCATACCCGCCGAGCCTTCGGTCGGGAAGTTCCATATCCACTTCGACATCATCAAACGCAGAGGAAGCACGCAGCGCGAGCTGGCGCAGGTCATCGCGCTGGCGACCGGTGCGCGACCCGTCTACCAGCGAAGCGAGCGGTATTATCTGGTTGGCGATTGGACAGTCATCGATAACATCGACTGTTTCGCAGTCGGGACAGGGCTGTTCGATATCGACGAATGCGAGAAAAACCTTCGCGCGCTGGACGCGCTTCATGAAGCGGGGTATGTGCCCGACGAGGAGGTCACCATCTGCTTCACGCCGGATGTGTATGACCTGAAGCTGGTGCTTAACCTCTGCAACATCATCGAAGCGCGAAACGCGCTCTTGGTACAGTCGCTCGGCTTGAGCGAAGAGATCCGAATCATTGTGGATGAAGAGTTGGCGTTCGGCATTCCGCTGAGCGCCTTTTGTTTTGAGAAAATCGAGGCTTGCGTTTTTCTTCTGCGCCAAGCAAGCCTGGTGGCGGCGAACACAGGCAAGGCCCGCATGAAGCCCTGCGACGGCAGCAACCCTAAGTTCCAGATGCGAAGCTGGCTTCTGCGGCTTGGCTTCATTGGGGACGTGTTCGCGCGCCCGCGTCAGACGCTCTTGAACGGTTTGGCTGGTGACGGAGCGTTCTTCAGCGACGAGGGCAAGGCGAAAGCCGCTGTGAAACGCAAAGCCAAGCGGATGGCTGACGGCGCTGCATTGATCGATGTGAATGACAACAGCCGCATTGCGGGATGAGGAGGACGAACATGAGTGAGATGATTACACGGGAGACACCGGCGCTGGTCGCGCCCGTGCAGGCAGAGAGCGCGGTGCGCCGCGTCGCCGCCTACTGCCGTGTGAGCACGCTGGCGGAGGAGCAAGACCTCTCCTACGAAACCCAGTGCGCCTACTACAAGCGGCTCATTGAGGCAGACCCCACGATGACGCTGGTGGAAGTGTACGGCGATCAGGGCGGGTCGGGATTGAGTCTCAAAAGACGGCCTGAGTTCCAGCGAATGATGAGCGATTGCCTTGAAGGGAAGATCGACCTTGTGTTGACGAAGAGCGTCTCACGTTTCGCCCGAAACCTCGGCGACTGCGTAAACTGCGTTCGCCTTCTCCGCGAAAAGGGTATTCCAGTGATGTTTGAGAAGGAGGGAATCACCAGCACAGACCCCAGTTGTGAAATGCTGCTTTCCGTGCTCGCGTCTATGGCACAGCAAGAGGTGCATTCGCTCAGCGAGAACATCCGATGGTCACTGGAGCATCGTAATGCCAGCGGTACCCCTTCCCGCGTGGCGCGGTATGGCTATCGAAAGGTCGAAGACGAGACGGGTAAGAAGGTTTGGTGCGTTTACGAGCCGGAAGCGGAGCGGGTACGGCTTGCCTTTCGGATGGCGGCTCAAGGGACACACTACCCGGACATCCGCATAGCGCTCAACAATATGGAAATCAGAGACGGGACGGGACAAACATGGTCGCAGCCCCGCGTCTATGAACTGCTCAAGAGCGAGGTTTACATCGGCGACATCCTGACCAACAAGACATTTACGGCAGACTACCTGACGAAAAAGGTCTTGAGGAACAAAGGGCAGAAGCCGCAGTATTACTTAGAAGGGCACCACGAGCCGATCATTGACAAGGCGACCTTTGAACAGGTTGGCGAGTTGATCCGCCAGAACAAGCTGAAAGCCAAGAGAGGAGAGAACCTGAGATGACTATGACAGTTGCACCCATTGTCCATGACACCATCACCACCGATCAGCGGGCGCTGGCGTCGGGCGTTCGGGTTTTACAGCGCGAGTTGACCACGCCTGCCGTCGAAACCGTCCTTCAGAAGCGCGTCGCCGCCTACTGCCGCGTCAGCACCGATTTGGAACAGCAGGCGAGCAGCTTGGAAACGCAGATGGCGGTGTTCAACGATATGATCGCAGCCCATGCGGGATGGACGCTGGCAAACATCTATGTGGACGACGGTATCACGGGTACGAGCATCAAGAACCGTGTCCAGTTCAAGCAGATGATTGCGGACTGCGAGGCGGGCAAGATCGACTACATCCTGACCAAAGCCATCTCCCGCTTCGCCCGCAACACGCAGGACTGCTTGAATTACATCAAGAAGCTCAAGGAATTGGGCGTGTTCATCTATTTCGACGATGTTCATCTGGATACGGGGAGCGCTTCCTCTGAGATGCTCATTACCATCCTTGCCGCCGTCGCGCAGGAGGAGAGCCGCAGCATTTCCGAGAATATGAAGCTTGGTATGCGGATGCGCTTCAAGGCGGGAAAACCCAAGTGGGTCAATACCTACGGTTTTGCGAAGGGTGAGAATGGTGAGTATGTGATCAACGAGGAACAGGCGAAGGGCGTAAGGCGTATCTTTGAGCTTTACGTTTCGGGCTACTCCTTGCCGCAAATCACGACGCAGCTGGAGAAGGAAAACATCCCGGCGATGAACGGCGGGAAATGGTGGCCGAAGTCGCTCTCCACCGTTCTCCACAACGAGAAGTACATCGGCGATGTGATGATGCAGAAATGCTACACCGTAGATCATCTCTCCCACAAGAAGGTGAAAAACGACCAAACGGTCGTACCCAGCTATTATGTGAAGGACCATCACGAGGGCATTATCGACCGACTGACGTTTGACCGGGTGCAGACCATCTTGCGACTGAAGGACAAGCACATCGGGTGCGTACAGTACCCTTATTATGGGAAACTGTTCTGCCCGTTTTGCGGAGAGAAACTGGTCGCCTTTCATCTACCCGTCAATGGCTACCTTTCCGCGTGGACCTGCGGCGGGCATAAGGGTGTGGACAAGGTCGGCGTGACGTGCCCGCCCTACGTTGTCCATACGAAGTACATCGACCGTTCTGTGATCGAAGCATACCGAAAGTTGGATAAAGGTGAGTTGGAGATCCTTGCCGCGAAGCTGACTAAGAAGGCTGCAAGGGGAAACGAAGAAGCCGACGCTGCCACGGCGAGCGCCGCCATAGCCGCGCTGCGGTGGAAAAAGACCCAGCCGTTCATGAAGAAGGTCGAGTATCTTTTCCTCGACGAGCTGGTCGAAACGATCACCTTCAGCAAATGGAGCGAGTGCGTGATTACATGGAAGTTCGGGCTGACCAGCCGCGTTCCCGTCAAGTACGACAAGGTATCCGAGATTCCCAACGTCGAGCTTACGCATACCGATAAAGGATATATTGCAAACGGCGAGAAGGTTGTGGCAGGCGATCAGGTGATGCGCCGCTTAGAGCGCATCAAGCGGAGCTGCATCAAGGTGCGCGAAGGCGGGGAACGCCCAAGCGCCCTCAAACAGATGCCCCTTTGATCTGGCTGTCTCATTGCAAGGCAGCCTTCTTACTACCGCCAATGCGATGCGCCATACCACCATTCGATTAACAACAGCGAGGAGGTAACAGTATGATTATCCGCAGAATCGCACCGCAGAAAGAGCTTCGCAAGCTCCGCGTTGCCGCCTACGCCCGCGTGAGCACGGGGACGGAGGAACAGGCGGAGAGCTACGAGACGCAGGTGGATTACTACACGCGCCTCATTCGGCAAAATACAAAATGGGAGTACATCGACGTTTATGCCGACCGCGCCAAGACCGCGACCAGCGCCGAGCACCGCCCGGAGTTCCAGCGGATGATGGCGGATGGGCGCGCAAAGAAGTTTGATCTCCTGCTCGTCAAAGCCATTTCCCGCTTCGCCCGAAACGTGGTGGACGCGCAAAACTATGTCCACGAATTGAAGCAGTACGATGTGGAGGTGCGCTTCGAGAACGAGTCCATTTCCTCCTTCGACCCTGCCGCAGAGATGATGTTCAACATCCTCGCCGCTACCGCCCAGCAGGAGTCAAAGAACAAATCCGAATACGTTCGCTGGACATATCGCAAGCTTGCCGAGCAGGGTATCCGCCACATCGGGAACAACAGGGTGCTGGGTTACGATGAGGTGAAGGGAAAGCTGACGCCGAATGGGGATGCGTGGATCGTGAAAATGATCTTTGAACAGTATGCCGCCGGGGATTCTATCTCACGGATTGTGAAAGCTCTTGGCGCGGCGGGAGCAAGCCGCGCACGTTGCGATAAGCCTTTCAACCCGGCTATCATCAGGTACATTCTGCAAAACGAGGTTTACCGTGGCGACCGATTGCTCCAGAAAGCCGCGCCGCATAACTACCTGACGAAGAAGCCGGACATTACGATTCCTTATACGAGCCATTACATCAAAGATGACCACGAGGCAATTGTGGACAGCGATACATGGGACAAGGTGCAGGCACGCCTTCTCCAAACGCAGGATGAGCGGATTGACGGCATCCATATGCGCGAGAGCGCTCACTTCCTTTATGGCAAGGTTTTCTGCTCGCAATGCGGATCACCGTACACACGGCGGACAGTCCGTGGCAAGGGCGGTATGCAAAAGGTCTGGAAATGCACCGAGCGACTGAAGGGGAGCGGATGTCAGGGCAATATCATCACGGAGGAAGAATTGCTTCGCTTGGTAGCCGACCGCCTCGACTGGGAATGGGAAGGCGTTGAGCGTTTTGATACCGACGCTTTCTTGACGATGGTTAAGCGCATCGACGTGACCGAAAAGGGCATCCGCGTTCTGAAAAACAAAGCCGCGTAAGGATTTACACATTTGCTCCCTGTAAGCCGATTTGCTTTCAATGTTCGGGAAACGCCCGTAGCATGAAAGGAAATCGGGTTACAGGGAGCTTTTTGTGTTAGTTCCTCACCGTCAATA